AATTTTTAACATTAGTGAAAGTATCGCTAATAGTAGTTGTGATGTTTTCCCAGGTACTTGTTATCCAGAAAACAACATCATTATACATATCAACAAAGAATTTTTTAATTGAACCAAAAACAGAATCAGTTTCTCCAAGACCAAATGTTGTCGCTATTACATTCCACACTAATGTTAATAGATTATCTATCGTATCACTCATATATGTACCGATAGTACTAAAGAATGTTTTGATTCCTTCCCACCATTTTCCTTCACCGAAAAGAGCAAATGATTCCTTAAGGCCTGAAAACAGAGATTTAATATTTTCCCATTGCTTTATAATAGAATCCCAAAAGAAGAGAGCAATAGGTTTAATATAATCATAGTAAAGACTTTCTAATGCAGGTATAATATCATCAACGATAACTTTTCTCATACTCTTCCAAGTATCGCTTTGGAAAAATGCAAGTAACGCAATAAAAATACCGGCAACTGCTAATTTAATAAGTGTTGCGTATTTTGAAAAGATTTTACCTAACCCACCAAACATACCATCTTTTGGCTTTGGATCTTTTTCTGGTTTCGGGTCCGCATCGGGCCTATCGTTTTCTCTAGACTGTTCTAGATCAAATCCAGCTCGGGCTCTAGCTTCATCTGCTGCGGCTTCTTGTCCATCATGCATTTTTTCCATAGTTGCATGGATATTTTTCAACACTTCTTCAGAACTCAAGGCAATTTTTAATCCGTCAGCATTTAATGACAACTCTTCTGGTTGTGTTGAAAGGGCTGAAATGCTTTCTTGGGACTGCTGCATCATAGATTCATATACAGAGTTAATGCCTGAAAAAATATTGTTTAGTACATCTCTCTGTTCCCTAATCGACACAGTTATTCTATTCTGTCCTTCGCGCATACTTTTCTGTAATTTTTCACGGTTTTCAGTTATATCTTCGGCAGTTGCTCCTGGGGTTGATAGTTTTGGTAGAGCCATTATCTCTTACCTTTAGGAAGCGATGCTCCAGGTTTGCCAACATACAAACCAAAGAACGCTGCACCAGCACCTACGATAGTAGATATGAACATCGCTTGTGCATTAGTGGGATCTACTAAAGCCATAAACCATGATACAGATGCATAGAACGCCCAACAATACGAGATCATGACTAGTCGAGGAATTACACGAAATTTATCCAATGTGCCAGCAATCTTATTCGACCACGTAGGAGCATCATCTCCACGTTCAGGAACAAGATCAGCTTTCTGAAGTTCATACTCTTTCGTTGTTTCTGTAATCTTAACTGTTTCTGCCTCAGCCATATTCTTATCCTTGTTTTTTTTGTTTTTCAGCTTCTTCTTCAAGGTATTGCATCAATAATGTCACATAGATATCTCTTTCATATGGTATCATATTATCTAACTCTGTCAATGAGTATTTATGATGTTGCATCAATGAAAAATTAGTTCTATAATGATTTTCTAGCGTTTCGTGACTGAGGCTTATGTAAAAAAATTAGATAGACCCGATAATATAATAGTTTCTTCTTCATTACATTTACTGCATTTCCAACTAATTTCATGTTGTAGAACAGGCATATCAACGAAAAATTTTGATATTTTTTCAAATTGTGCTTGATTTAAACCATCTAACCAATCTTTAACTTCTGATTCAGTAAACTCATTATAAACATTTTCTTTATCATAAACATAATCTATAGATTTTGTTAGCATTTCAAATATAAAATTAATATTCACTTTAGAATCTGTTTCGTTGTTTGCCATATCATGAAATGTAGGATACTTTAGAACTACACCAATATCATCTGTCAATTGTACTTTTTTATCTACAGTAATTATGGGAGCCTTAATATCATCTATATTAATTTCGACATCAGTTTTAAATTCACATTTATTTTCTAATGTACCTGAAGGATTAGATGTGCTTTGATGACCTATTTTAACAGTAATAGTCTCACCGACACTCTTTGCTCTAAGTTTGAGAAAAAGATATTCGATATCAAATGAAGTTAAATCACCAATTATAACATCTGGAGTAGTGATACACTCAGATAAAGTTTTAGCAACAGCTAAAATTTGATCTTTCTCATCATCACTTTCTTGAGCGGTCAATAAAATTTTCTCTTCTTTTACTAAAAAAGGCCTATAAGTTATTTCTTGTCCTGTAGAGGGAATAGTTGTGGCATATTCTGGTGCTGTGATTGATGGTAAAGCCATGATTTCTCCTTAATTCAACAACTCAATAATAATTAATATTATGGTATAGTAGGTAGTTTTGGTATAGGAACATTGAATCCACCAACAGACACATTAGATGATCCATTAACGTTAAAGTTCCCAGCGACATTAATGCCGCCGATGTTGAGACTGCCCGATATTCCAATATTTGGTTTAGGTTTCGGTGCTGGTATAGCTATGTTATTAACTGAATAGTCTCTATAAGCAAATGTTATTTGTAATTTTATTAATTCATCTGATGCCCAAGATAAACCAATAGGAGCAATGCCTATAGGATATGCTTCATTGAATGTATGTTCTGAAGTCTGTCCACCGCTTTCATCATATGTTACTATAGCAACAGTTTTAACATAATCATTATAATAGCCTAAATTATATTGACCACCTTGAGAATCAGTCCTATGATTATGGATTAAATTTTGCCAATCTTCAAAATATACCTTTTCACCTAAATCTTTACTGCTTAAAATACTAATAGAAGTGTCTGTATACGTAGATGCATAAGGAATCTTACGAATAGGTCCATATATCCTATGCTCATTAGTTGATAATGTTCTACCTGGTAATTCGGCTGTGTCGGCTCTAAACGTCATATCTCTTTCTGTACCTTGATCAAGAGGACCATGTATACGTACTTGGAAATGCGATGCTTTTGCTACACCCCTTTTATTTAAGTTTGATGTAAATTCGTCTGGATTAAATCCCATTAGATTTTTTTCCTACTATCCGAGTATACTGATGATTTGCTTGCGCCCACAAATCTTTCTGTTGGTAAAAATAAAGCAATATCCCACTCAGAAGAATAAATTTCCACAAACCTTGATCTAATGTGGGGTGTTAAATAATGTTTTATACAAGGCTTAAAGTATTTATATTTAGACGCACCATTCAATATATCGTATGATATTTTTAATTTTGTCTTTTCATCATAATTTCGATTGTTTGCTAATGAATAAAGCCCATCCATTAGTTTAGCACGTAATGGTAAAGGTAAGTAGTGTAGATTAATTCCAAGAAATCCACCCTTAACTCTTTTGAATGGAAATATCAAAGGAAATCTATCATAGTATGGTAGAGTTTTTTTATGCTTAGGATCATAATAGAAATGATACATTCTACCGATCATAGTTTTATTAGTTAATCTGGCCTTATCTCGAACTATCGTTTCTGGTTTAGCAGAACGAGTACCTTTCGCCTGGTCCCTATACCAATCTCTAGCAGATGAAGTTCTAGCAGGAATTTCACCAGCACGAACACCTTTATTGAGAAGATCGTCAAAAACTAACGCCATTTGGGTAACTCTTTTTCTGTAAGTAACATAAATTTCCAGTTCTTATCTGCACAAAACTCTTTTGCTGCTTTCCACTTAGCTATATTTATACTATACGTAGACACTTCGTATAAATACTTCTTAGTAGGTTTAGACGACTTTGATTTGATTTTGGGCTCTTTTGTTTGTGCATAAGGCTTAACTTCTATCATTATTGTTTCACGTTTCTTTTCTTTATCTTCCACATGAATGATAAAGTCTGGAAAATAACGATGCCAACGACTGTCTATGGGAGATTTATAAGGAACAATAACTTCTTCGGATGCCCACTCTAATATGCTGGGATTTTTATCGAAGTAAACCATACAGTTTCGTTCCCACAAACTTCTATAAATAATAGAAGTAGGGTCACCCCTGTATTTCTTCGGAAACTTGGGTTTATATTTACCACGATAAGCCATATGGATATTTATACACATGCCAAAGATAAATTTAAATCAAATAAGGACCGGAAGCAATTCGGTAGATAGACTAGTTTCTGCTGCTGGTTCAATCGCAACGAACCCACAAGCTGGACTCAGTATAGCAAAAAATCTAATTAATTCTGGCGCTTTAGGTGGTGAAGGTATAAGTGATCCTTCTGTTGCTGGCCGACGAAGTAGTTCAAGTAATACACGCGGGCAAAAATCTGCTAAAAAAGCTGATATTATGTATCCTCATGATTTAGATGATCAACATTATATGACTTTTCGGGTCATTAGAACAGAACGCAAAAATTTAGCATCATCTACTAAACAACTAAAACAGAGATCGTTCATTCTTCCTATTCCTGGTAATTTAGTAGCGAACTATGCTGCCGATTATGAAAATGCAGAGATGGGTCTACTTGGTGGATTAGCCTCTGGTCAAATTAAGATGAATGATATAGAAAAAGCAGGACAATCAGCAAAGGCGGCTATGAGTCAAGTTGGATCTGATATATTAGACTCAGTAGCAGCAAATAAAGCAACAAAAGGCCAAAACGAAACTGGCACAGCGTTAGGTATCGTTGGGGCTGCAACTGTTGCTGGATCAGCCGTCGGTGGTCTACTTGGGGCTGGAGCAGGCGCGCTCGGACTTGCAAGTGTGGGTAAAGGACTCGGTAAAAGGGCTGGTCTTGCAGCGAATCCTCATATGGCAGTATTATTTAAAGGTATAACATTTAAAGAACATTCATTTAACTATAAGTTTATTCCTAGGGATCAAAAAGAGAGTGAAGATATACAAGAATTATGTAGAGAGTTTAGATTTCATATGCTACCCGCATATGAATTAGGTGGATTCGCTTATACTTATCCAGACGAATTTCAAATAATATTTTCAGAACATTTAAGCCCTTATCTATTTTCTATAGGTAATTGTGTATTAAAATCATTTAATGTAACTTTTAATGGATCGGGTGTGCCATCATTTAGTAAAGATGGTGCTCCTATGGAAATTGATATTTCAATGGGATTCCAAGAAACTAATATTGAAACAAGAAGCACTGAACCTAGTAAAAGCAATAATTTAAATCTAATTGCAAGTGGCTTTGGTGGAGGTAAAGATAATCGAGAAAGTATCAAACAAGCCCCACAACTTACGAACACTGTTCCCGTATTTGGTGGCGGTGGTGCGGGTGAAGGGGT